GAAATAACAGAAGAAAAGGCCTACGAACTCATTGGTCGTATGGTCGCCTAATTCTAGCACCTTTCGAGGTGCTTTTTCTTTGTCCAAAAAACGGAGGTGATCCAAATATCTCGCAGACCAGCGTTACGGTCAACCGTCCTGAGCATGACGGCATAAACTGCTTATTTTTTATTTCTCCGGTGCCGTAACACCGAATAAAAACGAAGGGAAGATGTTTTATGAAGCGTGAAGAATTACGCGCTCTAGGCTTGACCGAAGAGCAGATTGAGAAAGTAATGGCCGAGCATGGCAAATCACTAACCGAGGTAAATGCTAAACTGTCCGCTGCAGAGGAGAGCAAGAAAGCATTAGAGACCCAGTTGGCGGCCCGTGACAAGGACATTAAAGAACTCAAAAAAGGCTCAGAAGACAATGCCGAATTAACTAAGAAGTACGAGGAACTAGAGTCCAAGTACAAACAAGAGAAAGCTGACTACGAGCAACAAATCAAGGACACGAACCTAAATCATGCGGTTGACATGGCACTTGCTGGCAAGGTGCATGACACCAACATTGTCCGTGGCTTGCTGGACCGTTCGAAGCTGACTCTCGATGATAAAGGCACTCTTGGTGGCTTAGAAGAGCAGCTAAAGGGCCTGCAAGAATCTAAATCGTTCTTGTTCGTATCAGAGCCAAGTCCGGCTACCAAACAAGAACCGTCGTTCAGTGGAGCCACTCCGTCAGGCACAGGTGGAACAACTCCTTCAAGCGGTCAAGCGTTCATTGACGCCTTCACCGCGGACCTGCCTACCACTAAATAATAAGAATTGAGGTAAAAAAATTATGGCAATTAACTACGCAACAGACTATCAACAAGCCCTACAAGCACGATACGCGCAAAACGGCTTGTTATACACTCAAAAACTTTGGAATTCACCAAGTAACTCTCTTTTGAAATGGGTTGGACACAAGACAGTCAAAGTACCTAAATTGACTATCACAGAGGGCCGTCAAGACCGCGCACGTCGTACCATCACAAACGTAACTGCGAACTACGAGAACGAATGGGAAACCTACGAACTCACCAACGAACGTTACTGGAGTACATTAGTTGACCCATCAGACATCGACGAAACAAACTACGTCTTGTCTATCGCGAACATCACTCGCACCTTCAACGACCAAGAGAAGATTCCAGAGATGGACAAATTCATGATCTCTAAACTCTTCAGTCGCAAGTCTGCATTGGACACTCAGAAGAACCAAATCAAGGAAGTTGAATTGACCGAAGACAACTTCTTGGCAACGTTCGACGCTCTTATGGAACAAATGGACGAAGCTGGTGTGCCTGCAGAAGGTCGTGTATTGTATGTGACCCCTGCGGTAAAACGTATCATCAAGAACATCAAGCAATTCGGTCGTACCGTAAACATCCATGGTCAAGGTCAAGTGATTGACCGTAGCATCGGTCGTTTAGACGACGTGACAATTGAGCCAGCCGTTCCTTCTGACCGCATGAAGACAGCCTTCAACTTTACCAAGGGTGCTAAAGCAGAATCTACTGCTAAGCAAATCCAAATGTTCTTGATTCACATTCCATGTATGGCTGCACCGCAAAAGTATAGCTTCGTTGGGTTAGATCAACCGAATGCAGCAAACAGCGGTAACTTCTTGTACTACGAGCAATCACACGACGACGTGTTACTCTTCAATGTTAAGCACGAAGGGTTAGCATTCGTAACTAAGCCTTAGGAGGTAAATTATGGTTAAAGTTAGGAAAGAAAACCGAGTTCTGGACGTCTTCGAAGACGAAAAGGAAGTCTACAAAGCTAAAGGTTATGACGTCATCGACTCAGTGACCGGTGAGGTTTTGGAACACGCTACAGGCGGCCGCACATTCACGACTGAAGAGTACAACTCTATCTTGGTAGAGTTGGCTCAAGTCAAAAAAGAATTAGACGAAACCAAAGCAGCATTAGAGTCAGCAACGAAAGGCAAGGGTGGTAAGAATGGAAAAGCTAGCGACCCTAAAGGCGCTGACGCAGAGACGCCTGAGGCTGAATAACAATCTAGATTTAGCAGAGAGCGAGCACCTGGACTACCTCCTAGAAGAGGTGGTCCGTAGGGTGCTCAATTATTGTAATTTGGATGCTATCCCAGACGAACTCGATTATACGATTGCTCGCATGGCAGACTTAGCGCTCAAGCAAGCACTCGGTCAACTCGACGGTGAAGCCAAGACAATCAAAGTTGGTGATACGTCCGTTAGCTTTGATACCGACGCGGCCACCAAGGCACTTAATAATCTCATGGCGAATTTTGAGGGCGAGCTTAACGAGTTCCGCCGCTTGAGGTGGTAGCCATGGCTAAGATTAACAACGTGCTATCTAAGTCGCGTGGGGCTATCGAGTGGACTTACGATAAGCTCTTATCTGTCATGGAACAGACGTCTTATCGCAAGTCAAATGGCGCCACAGGCACTAAATTTGGGCCAGTGCAAGGCAAGGCCAACATACCTTGCCGAGTATCTGTCCAAAGGCTAAATAACACGACGATTGACGAGGCCAACAAGCTTGAAGTAGTCGAGAAGTTATTTTGTCAACCGGATATCGAAATCAAAGCCGGAAGCCAGCTATTGATTGGCGACGTTAAGTACACCGCTACAAACGAGCCTTTCGTCTATCCAACTCATCAGGAAGTGGTGATAGAGCGTGCCAGATGGGTATGATTATTCAGAAATCATAGAATTCAACAATCGAGTAGATAGAGCGCAAGAAATTGTGGACGAACTTATCCGAGAAACTATAAAGGAGATTGCGTTAGACTTTCTCACAGTAGTAAAGGGAAAGACGCCTGAAAAAACTGGGTTGCTCAAAGATCGTTGGAAAATTGGTGAAATACAAAGAAAAGGCGACGATTACGTGATTGAGGTATTCGATAGCGTAGATTATGCCAGCTTTGTTGAAGATGGACACCGAACCCGAAAAGGGAAGGGCAAAAAGAGTTCTCGAATTAACTCAAAATTTTGGGTCGAGGGACGCTTTATGATGAAGCTAACCGAGGACGACATAAGGATGAAGATGCCGAGATATCTTCAAAAAATGGAAAAAAAATTAGCAGAGGAGTTGTTTAAGAACCTTGGATAACGTAAAGAGTCTCTTAATCGCTCAACTGCGCGAGCGATTCAATGACACAGAGGTATACGATGAGCCGGTTCAGCAAGGCTTATCGTTACCTTGTTTTATTATCAACGCAAAAAAAGCCACTCACATGCGTCTGGTGGGCGACCAAATGCTGACCCATCTATTCCTATTCCTTACCTACTATCCGCGTGAGAGCGAGGATAGGAGGGCGGAAATGGAAGGTATTATGGCAGAGTTCTATTCTGGTGCGTGGAAGTATCTCCAAGGCAAACACCATATCCACAACCTGGACATGGAGCACAACGACGAGGTACTAACCATTAGCTTTACCATTGACGTTTATCACTCCATGGCTAAACCAGACGGAGCGAAAATGGACGCCTTGGCAGGTACAGTGGCAGTTAAAGCAGAGGGGGACAGCCCTCAAATCAAGAACCTGGAGCGCAAGCTCAAGGTCAAATAAACAATAAAGGAGTAATGATAAATGACGTGGACAACACAGAATAAGCGTCTGCCTGGCGCATACGTCAATTTTAAAGCTCGCAAGGAGCAAAAGGCCTTGGTGTCCGGTGAGGGTATTCCGGCCTTAATGTTGCAAGGGCAAACTTTAGCAGCGCCTGGATTTCACACAGTAGCGCAAGGCACAGACCTAGCTAAGTTATTCGGTACGACTGCTAAGATTGCTTACGTTGCCGAAGCATTGGCAGTGGCTAGCAAAGTATTAGTCTATGTACCTGCTAGCACAGGCGGTACTAAGGCAACAGGGACCGAGGGAGGCCTAACCGTAACTGCGGTCAAAGAGGGCGCCGAGGGCAACAAGTTAGTTGTCAAAATTATCAACAATGGTCCAAACGTGACCGTAACGACTGTCTTAGACAATGCTCAAGTTGATAGCCAAGACGTGCAAGCTAACCAGTTGCCAGCAGCTAACGACTACGTGACTTTCTCCGGTACATTACCAAGCGGTGGTGCATCACAAGAGCAAATTCAACTGTCTGGCGGTGCTGACGGTTCTATCGACAACTCTGTTGATAAGTTTATCGCCGAGTTATCCAAGCAAGACTTCCGCGTTGTGGCCTACGGTACAGACACAGCCGACGACAAGAAAAAACTTGTAGCGGCAGTAAAAGAATGGCGGAACGAAGGTCGCGCTATCGTGGCAGTTATCAACAACTATGCCGAGGCAAA